CCCGTCACCGCCGTGGTGGCCGGGCTGGTGGCCGCCTGGATGCTCTTTGGCGACAAGATCGGCCCGGTGCTCTCCGATCTCTGGAGCAAGGTGCAAGAGGTGCTTGGGCCTAAGCTCATGGCGCTGGTGGAGACGGTCAAGAGCGGCCTCACCGCCTTGTGGCAAGGGCCATTCGGTGACGCCCTCCGGATGGTGATCACGATCCTTGGCGAGTTCGGCGCGGCTTACACCTCCGTGATGGGCGAGGCGCTGATCCGCATCATCTCGGAGGCGGTGGACCTGATCTCCGGAGCCTTCACCACGATTGTGAATGTGATCAAGCTGGTGGTGGCCGTGCTCACCGGCGATTGGGCTGGAGCATGGGAGGCCACCAAGGCGCTGGTTTCCGGCGTTGTCACCACGATCCTCAACGTGATCAACAGCCTCGCGCCGGGAGCAACCGCCGCGATGAAGGCGCTCTATGAGGGCGTGAAAACGTGGGTTTGGGATCGGCTCAACGCGATTTGGGATGGCGTCAAAGCCAAGATCGAAACCGTGAAAGGCTGGTTTTTCGGCCTCTATGATGCGGTGGTGGGGCACTCCTATATCCCGGATATGGTGGACGAAATCGGGCAGAATATGGCCCGGCTTCAATCGCTCATGGTGGACCCGGCGAGGGCCGCCACCACCTCCACGCGCGAGGCTTTCCGCAATCTCGCGGGCGATGTTTCCGGCGTGCTGGATCGTCTCTTTCCGCTCCAAGCGCAGCTCCGGAGCGTGCTCGCGGATATGGCCACGCTGGAGGCCGCGCGCGCGGCTGGCCAGATTGACGCGGCCACCTATGAAGCGGCGCGCGGCAAGCTCAATTCGGAGCGGTCGGATGTGCAAAATCAGATCACTCCTCCCGCGTTTCTCCAGTGGATGGAGGAAATCAAGCCGCTCACCGTGGAGCTTGGCGATCTCTCCGCGATCCTTGGAGAGCTCCCTCACATCGCGAGCGAGGCGGAGCTCGCGCTCCAAGACTTTGGCGAGCGCCTTGGTGATGGGATCATGGGCGCGCTCCGCGATGTGCTCTCCGGCAAGGGCAGCATCAAGGATGTGGCGCGCGATATGCTCTCGCGCTTCTTTGAGCGCACGATCACCGATGCCCTCAAATCGCTGGAAACCTCCATCTTTGGCGAGGGCGGCCTTGGCGGTTTCCTTGGCGGGCTTTTCTCCTCCGTGATCTCCGGCCGCGCGGTGGGTGGGCCGGTGGTGCCTGGCCGGGCTTATACCGTGGGCGCGGGTGAGAAATTCGTGCCCTCGCAAACCGGCCGCGTGCTCTCGCGGAGCGATGCCATGGCCGCGCTTGGCGGCTCCTCCGGAGGCATCGGCCGGATCGCGGTGACGGTAAACGGCGCGCGCGGAAATCAGGAAATCATGGAGATGGTGCGCCAAGGCGTGCAAGAGGGGATCGGCCAATATGATCGCGTTGTGGGCGATCGGGTGGATAACAGCTTCAAGAGGCGCGCATGATCATTGAATGGCCCACCGGGCTCTCACCTCGCATCATCAATCTCCGGCTGATCAACAAGACGCGATCCGCCGGGGAGAGCATCACCGGCTTTGAGCAAGTGGCCGGATCGCTCGCCACGCGGTGGGCCTTCTCGCTGGAGTTCAACAATCTCAAGCGGCACCTCATCCCGGCCTATCGCGCGATGGTGGCCTCGCTGGAGGGCCGCGCCAATGCCCTCCGCGTGCCGGTGTTTGATCCGCAATTCTGGCCATCGGATGCGGTGATCGGGATCGCATCGGTGCCGCATAGCGACGGCACGCCACTCTCCGATGGGAGCGAGTATCTCACCACCGATGTGGATGGGATCACCGCCACCGGCCTCAAGGGAGCCAAGGTGCTCACCGTGGATTTCGGAGCCTATGGCCCAATCTTTGATGGCGGCCTCTATTTCGGAGTGGAGGAGGAAACCTATCTCTCCACCTCCGTGCAATGGGCCGGGAGCGTGGCCACGATCCGCTTTCAACCGGGCCTCCGGCAAGATCACACCGCCGCGCAATTCCGGCTCCGGCCGCGCCTCCTCATGCGCCTGGTGGATGATCAGGGGGGCGAGCTCGCCCTTGAGCGCGGCATCATCGGAGCGCCCTCTCTGGAGCTGGTGGAAATCCTCCCGGATGAGCTCTCCTTGCTGGAGGGCGGCGCGTGAGCCTCTTTCCCGAAACGATCAAGGCGGCGCTTGGCGGCCGCACGGTGCGCGCGAGCTTCTTGGTGCTCTTGGACTTCACCACGCAACCCATGCGCATTTGGACCGGCTCCGGCAAGATCACGGCCGGGGGGCATGATTGGTATGGCCTTGGCCAGCTCGGCAGCATCTCCGGCCTTGAGCAAGCGGTGAATGGTGAGGCTCCGGAAACCACCTTCATCCTCTCCGGCATCAATTCCGAAATCGTGAGCCTTGCCCGCGATGAGTGGGCGGATGAGGGCCGGGATCGGCTGGTGAAAGTGCTCCTCCAGTTCCACAATGAGGAGGATGATCGCCCGCTTGAGCTCTTTGATGAGCCCTATGCGATTTGGGCCGGGCGGATGCAAACCCCTCGCTTTGAGCTCCAAGGCCCCACCACCCGCAAGATCACCGTGAGCGCGGAGAGCCTGTTTGCCCTCCGCTCTCGCCCGGCCTTCTCGCAATATACGGATGCCGATCAAAAGAGCCGCTTTGCCGGGGATCGCGGCTTTGAGTTCGTGCCGGGCTTGGTGAATAAGATCGTCACATGGCCGGATTTCTGACGGCGGAGGCGATCCTATCGCGCACCATCCGGGAGTGGGCGAGCTCCGGTTGCGATCCCTATCCGTGCGGGCTGGAGGTGTGGCGCTACGCCAACGCGATCACCGGCCGCGATCCGGAGCCTCTCCCGCTCCACACCTCACGCAAGGCCATGGTGGCGCTCCTCCAGCACGAGGGCGGCCTTGAGCAATATGCCCGGCGGCTTATGCTCTCCATCGGTTGGAAAGAGGTGCCCGATCCGGCGCGCGGAGATGTGGCCGTGGTGGATTTGCCGGGCATGGGCCTCACGTGCTCCATCTCGCTTGGCTCCAAGTGGATGGCGAAAGGGCCTCACCGTGTGCTAACCGTTGCCGCGCCGCACGTGGCGGCATGGAGTTTGCACGGATGCCTCAAGCCATTGCCGCCGCAATTGTCACCGCCATTGGATTGACCGGAACGGCGGCCGCCATTGCCACGGCGGTGATCGCTCTCGCGGTGACGGTGGGCCTCAACTATATTGCGATGCAAATCTTTGGCGGTGTAGGCGTGGGCAAGCCCTCCGATGGCCAACGGGTGATCCGCGTCAACGTGGGCTCGCGCGTTCGCCACTATGGCAAGGTGCGAGTGGGCGGTCAGCTCACGTTCTATGAAAGCTCCAATGGAACGCTCTATGCACTAGCGACAACCGGCCATGGCCGGATAAGCGCGGTGATTGAGTATGTGCTTTATGGCAAGGTGGTGCCGGTGGACGGCTCCGGCCGCGTAACCTCCAAGACTTACAACAAATTCGGGACGCAATATCCCTTGAGCCTCCACGTAAAGATGGGAGCTGATGATCAAACGGCGCATAGCCAGCTCACCAGCGTTTTCCCGCAATGGACAACAGACCACCGGCAACGCGGATGCTCATCGGTTCTTGTGATCGCGCGAGGCGTGCCATCGGAGATTTTCTCCGACATTTACGAGGGAAGCCGCGAGCCGGAGCCTCTCCTCACAATTGAGAGCACGCTTGTTTATGATCCGCGCAAGGATAGCACGGCCGTGATCGGCACCGATGTGGACGGTGATCCAATCATGGGCTCCGGCTCCCACCGGATCGGCTCGCCATCAACTTGGGAATATTCTGACAATTGGGCTCTGTGCTTTGGTGATTACCTCGCTCATCGCGATGGCTACGGAATGGGCTATGATGCGATCAATTGGGTAAACATCGCGCAAGAGGCTGATGTGTGCGATGAGACGCTCACCACTGTTGACGCTCGCACAGTGAAACGCTGGAGGGCGGCGGGCTCCTACAAGATGGCGGAGGATGAGCGCCGGGCGGTGGTCAAGGAGTTCCTCAAAGCCGGTGATGGCTTCATGTTTCAGGATGCCGATGGCCTCGCCAATATCCGGTGCGGCCGGTGGATCGCTCCCACCGTGCACATCCCGGAAAAGCACATCATTGGATGCACCGCGAGCCTTGGCACCGATGCTCAAGATCGCGCCAATGAGGTGCGCGTGATCTACATGGAGCCGCGCTTTGACTACACCGAAACGGAGGCCGCTCCATTGGTGGATGTGCCCGCCAGGCTGGCCTTGGGCCGGGGCGAGGTTTCGCGCTTCGATTGTTATTTCTGCCCGGATCACAATCAAGCGCAGCGGATCGGCAAGCGCATCCTCAAGCGCCTGGGCGAGCGGTGGGCGCTCACGATCACCACCAACCTCTATGGCCTCAACGCCATTGGCGAGCGTTTCATCACGGTGACGATTTCGGAGCTCGGCATCACGGCCCTCTCCTTTGAGGTGACTTCGATCAAGATTGATCCGGCGCGGCTGAATGTCTCCATCGGCTTGCTGGAGGTCAAGGAGGAGGATTTTAGCTTTGACGCGGCGGAGGAGGAGGGCGATCCGCCCGGCGATGTGCCATCAACATCCGTGGCCATCGTGATTGAGGAGGTTGCCAATCTAACGCTTTCGCCGGTGGATGTGGCACTTGGTGGCGCGAGTGGCATTGGCATCCGTGCAACATGGGATGCTCCAATTCGCACCGGATTGACAGCTCAAGTGCAATATCGCGCCTCTGGCGATAGCGAATGGCAAGAGATGATCGTTTCTCAAGATGATCGGATCGCCACAACCGGCATCATCTCAACCGGGAGCACCTATGAGGTGCGAGCGCGCCACATCACCGTGAGCGGGAGGCCAAGCGCCTGGAGCGCAACGGAGACAATCGCCTTAACGGCTGGTGTTTATCTTGCCGACACCACGGCGCTTAGGGCAGACAATGCCACAATAACGGCGGATGCCGGATAGGAGTTCATGATGGCACAACAAATTATTGGCATCGGCTCAAGTGCGAATGACGGGACGGGCGATCCGCTCCGGACGGCCTTTGACAAGATCAATGACAATTTCACGGAGCTTTATGCGGCCATTGCCGCGCTTGAGGCGATGCCGGACGTTTCCACGGGGGCCTATGCTCCAACCGTCTCAAACACCTCAAACCTTGATAGCAATCCGACAATTTCGGGCGGCCGTTATATTCGCATCGGCAATGACGTGTGGGTGGCCTTCACCTTCAATGCGGATGCCACGGCGAGCGGCGACACTATGTTTCAGCTCTCCTTGCCGGTGGCCTCCAATCTTGCAGCCACCTCCGATCTCTCCGGCAATGCCGTGGCCTATATCAGCGGTGCGATCAGTGGCGGAGCGATCATTGGAAACACCGCAAATGATACGGCGCAAGTTCGCATCAATGCGGGAAGCACCTCCGCTCGCGACTACACCGCATTTTTCCGCTACGTGGTGCAGTAATTTTAGAGAAAGGGGCTCATCATGGGCGCGATTGCTGATCAATTCGACAATGCGTTTCGGGATTTTGAAACCGATGGAGTGGCCTCCAGCGGGCCGCATGATGTGGTGAAATCGCAGGTGCGCGCCATCGGCGGAATGATTGAAACGGCTTTGGCGAATGTCGGCTTGGGGGCGCTTGTGGGCGTTGCCTATGGAAGCCGCGCGGAGCTTGAGGCCGATCTTGCTCATGCGGCTGACACGGTGGGGCTTGTCTATAGCGATGTGACGGCCACAAATAATGATCTTTATGTGAAGGTGGGCGTGTCTGGAGCCGGATCGTGGACAAAGACGGATGCGCTCTCCGATCTTGTTGAGAACCTGATCGGCACCGGCGTGGTGGATGCGATCACCGTCTATTCTGAAACGGACGTGGCTCCGGTGACTGGCGGATATTACTCGCGCACCACCGGCGTGCTCACCGTCAATGCGGGCTATAAAACGATCACCTATGATGTTGTGGGTAACGAAATCGGCTTCAAGGCGTCCGGACACCTTGGCGGCTCCGGCACTTGCCTTGCCGCCTATTTTGACGGGCCGGGAGCAGCCGGAACCTTTCTCGGCTATCAGGTTTTGGGCGACAACGCGACCCACACCAATATTGCATTGGTGCTACCATCCGGCACGCAAAGCATCGGCATCTCTGGGCAGAATGCCTATCCGATCTCTCTCACGATTGGGGCATATGCTGATTTCGGTGAAGTGTCGGAGCGTGTGCAGGCTTCTTTTCGCGCCCAAACCCGCACGGATTTGGAGAATGCAGGCACCGTGCCAGCCGCCTACGGAAACGTGGCGGAGGTTTTCGGGCATTCTACATCGGGCGACAGTTTCGCGCGCTATATTCGCGGTGGCGGCGTCTATCCCACCGCCAACGGATGGGGCCTTGATGCGCAGACCATGACAAGCGCAATGGCTCTTGGCCTTTCCTCTACCTTGGATGAGGAGGCCTCCTCCGTTTACGCCGTGCCTGAATACAAGACGCCTGTTTATCCCAAAGATGCCGCGATCTTGCCGGAGGAATATGTGGCGCTCACCGGCGGGGGCGTTTATGCGCCGCGCGTCGATAAGTGGCGGCAACTGATTTGGGTGGACACCGCCGCCGGGCAAATCCGCGAGATTGATTGCGGGCACCTCCCTCTCAACCGTCCTTTCCGGATCGCGCATCGGGCGGAGGCTCACGATGGTAAGGTGATCATGGATGCCGGTTTTGGCTCAACGTGGCTGGATTTCGGTGAGCGTTTTCTTGTGCTTCCCACCGGATTGCGCGTCACCTTTGAGCGGATCAACTCAACTCAATTCATCGTCACCAATGCCTCATCCGTGAGCGCCAATGCGCTCTCCTCACTTGCGGAAGGGGAATATTCGCCAATCGTGCGCGCGGCCTCTTTCGTCTTTGCTGGCCAATCGCTCACGGATCAAGGCTTTGGGCGCGGCGGCTCCTTTGGAGCGTTCATGGAGCGGCTGGATGATGTGGGAGGCCCGGCATCGGTTTATGGCATTGATGCGGCCTATGGCGGCTCCGGCATTTGCGAGCGAGACGTTGATCCGGCCTCACCCAATAATTATTGGGTGGATATGACCGATCCGGAGAGCCCGGCCGATGGGCCTAATCTCACGGCGGCCATCGCTGAAATAACAGCAATGGGCGGCGATCTCACTCAACCGGCCATCGCCTTCATCCTTTGGGATCAGGGGCAGCAATCAAGCTCCTTTGTTGACAGCCCGGAAAATCCCAATGCCAATTTCACGGCGGCTATGTATGAGGATGCCACCGCCTATGCGTGGAGCCGTTTGCGGACGGCTTGCGGAGATGCCAGCTTGCCGATTGGCGTCCAGCCCATCGGGCGGCGCACCTCCGTTTCCTCCACGGCTCTTGGCCGGATGCAAGTGATCCGTGAGGCGCAATTGAGCCTCATCGCTGGAGATGCAAATAGCTTTGCCCTTGGGGAAACCTATGATGTGGCATTGCGCGACACCGTTCATCCGGATGATTTCGGCTACATGGTGGCGGGCCGCCGGGCCGCCGATGCGGTGGCGGAGTTCGTCTATAGCGTGGCCGATCTCCCGCAGCATCCCTATGTTTCATCGGCCACCGTCAACACCACTCGCAATTCCATTGATGTTGTGATCCGCGTCAATGGCGCGACAACTCCGCGCATCCTCCGCGTTTCATCTCCGTGGGGTTTCAGGGTGACTGATGCCGGTGGCGATGAGATGACTATCGCGGCCGCGCATTGGACCGACGTTAATTCCTCAAATCCGGGATATTTCCTTGCCACCGTGAGGCTCTACGTTGACGGCGATCCAACCGGCGGCGATCTCTATGTGTGTTGGGATTACGGCCCGGATTTTGATGTGCAACGCGCCATCCGCACGTGGACCGCGCAAGAGGCCAAGCCGGTTAGATCGGGGAAAATTTCGCTATGATGATTTCCGAAAAGTTCGCCGGAAAGATTGATCCCAATCAACTCCGCGAGTGCTCCGATTGCGGGCGGCTCTTGATCGCTGGAGATGAGCATGATGAGCACGATTGCGATGGATCGGAAATCCTTGATCCAGAATATTTTGAGGAGAAAGCCGATGGTTGATCCCCTTGCGATCCAATCCGCACTCAAAGCCGCCGGGCACTATTCCGGAGAGTTGGATGGCATCTTTGGGCCTCGCTCGCGAGCGGCCGTGGATGCGGCTCTCAAGGCGGAGGGCGTGCCCTTCACCACGTGGCCGCACTCGCGCCGCATGGTGGCAATCCGCCAATGGGTGCTCCAGCGCGCGGGCTTTGATCCCGGCCCGATTGACGGGGTGGAAGGCCCCAAGACGCGCGCGGCCGCCTATGCCTTCTCCAAGCCAGTGGGCGTGGAGCTCCCATGGCTCAAGGAGGCGGAGAAGGCGATGGGCCTTCATGAGGTGATGGACGGCGAGGAGCTCCGCGCATGGCTCCGCAAGGATGGAGCCACCCTTGGCGATCCGGCCAAGCTCCCTTGGTGCGGCGATTTCGTGCAAACGGCCATCAAGCTCGCGCTCCCCAAGGAGAAGGTGCCCGCCAATCCCTATCTCGCCCGCAATTGGGCCGATTGGGCCGAGGATGCCACCCGGCGCTATGGTGCGGTGATCGTCTTTTGGCGCGGCACCAAGAAGGGCACGCAAGGCCACGTGGGCTTTGCCACCGCCATTGATGAGGCGCGCGGCCTGGTGGAGGTGCTTGGCGGAAACCAAGGCAATGAGGTAAGCCGGGCGTGGCTCGGCATGGATCGCATCCTCGCTTGGCGCGCTCCCAAGGGATGGGCATCCAAGATGCCGATCATCGGAGCTCGCTCCAGCGGCGGCGCGGCCATCTCCACGAATGAGGCTTAGGGGGCGCGTGTGAAGGCGGAAGATTTCATCTTGTGGGTGTTGAGCTTGGCGGGGGGCCTCGCTCTATGTGGTGCCCGCTTGGGGTGGCTCCTTTTTGGAGTGGCTCCGGAACCTCCCGCCGATGTTGAGGTTTTCAAGCTATGGCAGCGCAAGCGCCGGTGGCTCATCTTTTCGGAGCTATCGGCGCTCCCGGCCTTCGCCACCATCTCCGTGCTGGTGGGAAGGCTCCGCGAATGGCCTATGGAGGGGGTGATCCTCCTCTCCATGGTGCTTGGCGCTCTTGGCTTCGCTTTCTTCTTGGATGCGCTGCAAACCATCGTCAAAAAGCGGCTTGGCACGGATGGAGGCTCCAATGCCTGAAATCCTGATCGCGATCTTGTTTCTTTCCGTGGCCGTGGCCGGGTGGGCGTTCTATCGCGCCCACCGTCTCCACCATCGGATTGAGGCCATTCATCCCGGCTTCAATTGCATCATGCGGGAAATCCAAAAGCACCGGCGGAGGCGCTAGGCTGGCCATCTCCAGCTCCGTGAGATATGGATGCCGCTCTCAATCATGAAAGGAGCGGGGATCATGCTTTCCGGTTACAAGACTTACATCACGGCGGCCGTGGCGGTGATCACGGCCGTGGCCACCTATCTCACTGGCGAGGCCAGCCTTGCCGATACCCTGCAACTCGCTTTCGGCGCGATCCTGGCCGCCTTCATTCGCTCCGGCGTGAAGGCTGACACCGGCCAGTGATCAAGGATCGCATCCTCGCATGGATCGGCGGCGGCATCTCCGTGGTGCTTGCCGCCGCTCTTGCGTGGGTGCTGATCTCCAAGGGCGCAGAGGTGCGCGCTCTCACTAAGGCCAATGCGACCTTGGCTAATGACCTCTCACAATCCCGGATCAATGCCTCGCGGCTGGAGGGATCGCTCGCCGCTCAATCGGCCGCCATCGCCACGCTCGCCACCGCTGGAGCGCAACGCGAGCTCCGCCTTGCCGATGCCATGGCCAGCGCGGAGAAAGCCTCCAGCGCGGCCCGGAGCGCATCGGAGCGCATCTTGGCGGCCAATCCGGTGGGTGATGTGTGCGAGGCGGCGGATCGCCTCATCCTTGAGGAGGCCGGGCGATGAGGTGGATGGTGGCCATTGCGGCCCTCGCGCTCGCCGGATGCGCGCACACTCCGGAGCCGGAAATCCGCACCGTGGAGGTGAAAGTGCCGGTGGATGATCCGGCGTGCGCGCGTGAGGCGGTGGCGCGGCTTGGAGGAGCTCCAGCCTATCCGGACACTCCGGAGGCCATCCGCGCGGCCCCCAATCTCTTTGAGCGCGTGAAGCTCCTCCTTGCCGGGCGTGAGCTCCGGATCGCGCGGGAGGCGGCCTTGGCCGATGCGCTCAAGGCGTGTGCGGATCAGCCCGGCGCTTGAGCGCCTTCCATATCCGATCATAAGCATCCGGGCGGAGCGGCGATCCAAAGCGCCGCTCTTGCCTTTTGTGGCGATGCCACACCCGGCGCTCATCCTTGGTGAGGAGGCTCCAATGCTTCCCGCAAATCCACTCGCCATAGGGCTTGGCGGTGGTGCGGCCGCATCCGGGGATTGAGCAAGGCGTGCGCTCACTCACCGCCGCGATCCCGCATTTGACGCGGAGCCCGGCGATCCACCCAAAGTGTGCCGCTATCCATGAGCGTGCCGACATAGGCCACCACATCGCGGCCCACCTCCTCATCCTGATCAAGGAACGTGCGCGCGATCTCCGCGATTTGCCGCCGGGCGAAAGTGCAGATGGCCGCCTCGCGCGTGCCGGGCTTGGCGTGGCGCGTGGCATGGTGCGCCTTGATCAGAGGCGCGAGCGGGAAGCCTTCGGAGCGGTGGACGCTATGGAAAGGGAATTATATACATGGCTCCCGATCACCGCTGTTCGGGGCAGTCGGGTGAACATGCGTAACCGGCCTTCGCCCCGCATGTCGCACATGGCTGCGCCGTCTTCGGCAGCGGCTTCGGGTCGCCGTTCGGGCGGTAGGCGAAGACGCGCTCCGTCACTTTGTCGAGAATGGCGCGGATTTGTTCGGTCATGCGATCAAATCCTTATAGGTGAGGCGACGGCCCAGCGCGGCGCTGAACAAGCTGGCGAGGCGGTCAAGCGTGTGGCGGCTAACATCGCCGTCACCGAGGCGAAACGCGAACTCTCCGACGTAGCGGTGCAGGTGCTTCGGGGAGGCGTGGTGATACACACCGTGGATGCCGCGCTTGAGGACGGCGAAGACGCTCTCGATACCGTTCGTCGTGACATCGCCCCGGACGTATTCGCCCGCGCTGTGGTTGATGCTCTCGTGCTTGTAGAGCAGCCCGCCTATCCGGCTGTAGATGCCAGCTTCATCGGTGTGAATGGTCGAACCGACCTGAACGTGACGATGGACGAAGCCGACCGCATTCCGGGCGCTGATCGACGGGCGGACCTCTGCCTTGACCCTGCCGCTTTCGCGCTCGCGGCCGGCGATAACCGGCGTCTTGCCGACTGCGCCGCGACCACGCTTGAGCCGCTTGTTCTCGTGCTTCGCGTCCTCACGGCCTCCGATATACACTTCGTCGATTTCCACGATCCCGGCCAGTTCGGTCGGGTCGTTGCCGCAGGCTTCGCGAAGGCGCTGGAGCATGAACCATGCGGTCTTCTGCGTGACGCCTATCTGCGAGTGCAGTTGCAGGCTGCTGATGCCCTTGCGGGCCGTCACGAGCAGATACATGGCGTAGAGCCACTTGTGCAGAGGCACCTTCGACCGCTCGAATATGGTGTTCGTGCGGACGGTGAAGTCGGTCAGGCAGGCGTTACAGCGGTAGAAGCCGCCTTTGCGGGTGCCGATCCGCTCGGCTTCCCCACATGCCGGGCAGGTGGCCCCGTCAGGCCAGCGCTGCGCTTCGAAGTAGAGGCGCGCGCTTTCCTGATCGGGGAACATCTGGAACAGTTCGAACGTGCTGATGGTGGACTTGCTCACTCGCTGTCCTCCGACAGAACAGCGCACAGCGCCTCATATGCGACGGTCACGCCGGTATCGTCGGTCAGTTCGCCGAAGTCGATTTCGTTGATCGCCGAAAGGGCGATCTGCGCGGCGCGTCGCAAAGGATCGTCTGACAGGCCATCGCGCTGGTTGAGCCAGCGGGCGAAGCGGTTGCGGTTCGGATGGTTCACCATGTCTCGCCCTCCCTTAGCGACGCAGCAGGGTGGCATCGCCACCGGCGCGGCGAAGCTCAGCTTCATGGCGAGGGTCGGCGGCGGCAAAGCCGAGACGGGCCTCGTCAGCGAACTCAATCATCTTGATGGGCACAATCGAGAAGTCACCCAGGACCGGGTTGCGCTTCTCGCCATCGGCAAGGCGGATGCGGAGATTCTTGCCCATGTCCTCGACAACCGTTCCGATGATCCGGCCGTTCGAGAGGATTTCGCGTCCGATGTTGCTCATTTTCATTCTCCGCCCCCGTTCCGAAAGGGCCGAGGCGCGCCCTGTGAGAAGATCACTACCCGATGCAATTTAGGGAGTCAAGTATATAATTCCCTATGGAAAGAGGTGCGGCACCCATCGGAGCAAAAGCTCTTGCCCATTCCACGGCCACCGGCCGGAAAGGTGCCGCCACAACCGGGGCAAGTGCGCGTTTCCGGATTTGCCGATTTAAGCGGCGCTGGAGCGGCTTCGTGATCGTTTGGCATAGTCGGCACCTTTCAGCTCTAAGGTGCAAAAGCGTGTGAAACGGAAACGGCCAAAATGCAACAAGATAATGTGAGGCCAGAAACAAAGAGGCCGGGCGTGTAAGGCCCGGCCGTGGAGGTTAGGAGAGGATGCCTGAAAGGCGCTATCGCTTTACCGTGAGCCTCTCCACTTGGAAAGGGCGATCTCCCGCATCGGCCCTCGCGGCGGCCATGGCGGCCTCCACATCCGGGTGAGGGAGGTTTCCCCAATGCCCGCACTTGGAAAGCCTCGCGCCCTCCATCCATGAGTGGGTGGCCACCACGTAGCGGATCGGCTCATCCTTGGCGGATCGCCGGCTCACTGGAGGATGCCGGCAATCGCGGAGGCCATGACGATGAGTCCGGCGATGGCTGGAGTAACAGCCGCCGGGCCGCCCTCGCGGTGCTCGCCGGTGGCGCGATCCACATAGCCTCCACGTAGCTTGCCGGTGGCGGTGAAATAGACCGGGAGAGCTCCGATCATGAGGGCGAGGATATGGATGGCGATCATGCCGGTTTCCTTTCTGGATAGGGCCGCTTGATCCGGCGGCCGGTTGCACATTCAACGGTAAAGGCCATCACCGCGTGAAAGGTGCGGGAACGCTCGCACTCCTCCTCCTTTCGCTTCTCCGCTCGCGCGCGCCTGGATGCCGTGTGGTGCTCGCGATCATGGGCGAGGTGGCATCTTTGGCACGCGGCAAAGAGCACCTCATCACGGCAATCCTCCGGCGTGTGATTGCGGTGGGCGGTGGTGAGGATCACTTTGGAGCCGGTGATGGGATGCGGCTCGCCATGGAGAGCATCGCACCGCCCTCCATGATCGTGGCCGCACTCGCCCTCACATTCGCACCGGCCGCCCGCGCGATCAAAGCGGATGCGCTTGGAGATGGCTGGCCACTCCTTGGGATAGCGCGCCTTATTGTCGGGATGGATCGGCATCTCCGCCCTCCATGTGCGCCCTCACGTCATTGACGCAAACAAGCGCGGCCTTGATCGGGAAGGGCTCCGGCACCGCCTCCCCCACGGCATAGGAGGCGCGCTTTGGTGCGATGTGCGAGCTCACCGCCTTGAGCCGATCAGCCACGGTGAGGATCACCGCGCGCTCATGCGGGAAGCCGTGCGGCGCAAGGTGATCATTGGCCGCATCGGTGATCCCGGCAATCGCATTGTTGAGGAGTGATCCCGCCGCCTTGATCGCGTCATAACGCGCCTTGGCCGCGAGCTCCTCCTCACTGGATGAGTGGCCGGAATAGGCGGCCGGTTTCTCCGCCTTCTCCTCCACCACGATGGGAGCCATGCCGGTGCGCCAATCCTTCATGCTCCACGCGATCTCCTCCGCCTCCCGGCACTGGATTAGCTCCAGCTCGCGCTTGGCGTCATTGATCTCACCGGCGGCATGGGCGCGGCCGATCTCCTCGCGCCGGAGCCTAACCCACTCATGCACAAGGCCGGGGGCGAGGGGATCGTGCGCGCGGAGGGTGAAAACCGGCTCATCCGGCTCCGCCCTGGCCATGCCGTCAAAGGGGCCGGGCTCTGTTTTCGTTGACATTGCAGCTTCTCCTTTCTTGCTCGCGAAGGCGGTTGCACTCGCGGCAATGCCGCCGCGTGCCGACAATTCGCGTATTTCTGGAATTGTATTCGTGCCCGCGCGGGCAATGGGTTTTCCGGATATTGGCGGCGGCGAGCCCGGCGCTATTTTCAAGCACGTTTTGCCGGATCGTCACCGCCCTCAAGTGAGCTGGATTGCAGCACACGCGATTGCGGCAAATGTGATCAATCACCGCGCCCTCTGGCATCGGGATGCCGGAAAGATCGGCCGCAACGCGATGTGCACGCCAACCAAGGCCAGCACACATCGGGGGCTCCAACGGCAACCCTCTGCCAGAAGGCATCGGCTTTCATTGCTCCGCCGCTCCATCCGGGAAAAGATCGGTGGGCGCGGGGGCCGGGACCGGCTCCGCCTTGCCCAAGATCGGTTTGGTGGGGAAAGTGGGATTGGCCCAAGAGACGCTATCCACGATCACGCGGCTCCAGCCCTCGCCGCTCTTGTCGGGCACCTTCACCTCATCGCCGGGCGCGAGCGGCTCGCCATCCCAATGATAGGTGTAGGACCGGCGATCACCGGGGCGGAATTTACAGGCGACGAATTGACGATTGCTCATTGTCATCTCCACGGAAAAGGCCCGGCGGGATTGCTCCACGCCGGGCCGGATTGTCACTTGGCCTTGGCGGCCGGATCGGTTGCAAGCCTCTCCTCGCTTGCCGGTGGATCACCGGCGGGTGCCGGTGCGGCCTCCGCCTCGCCCTCGCTCGCGGTTTCGATTGCGGCTCCGTTGCCGATGGCATCCGCGAGCTCCTCCGCGTTGAGGGCCTTGGCCTCCACCACGTGATCCCGCGCCCTGGCCGCGCTGGAGGCGCGCACGATGCGCTCCTTTTCGTCTCCGCGCACCTTCACTCCATAGATCGGCATTGCGTCACTCCTTGCTTGAGGTGCCGGTGATTGAACGGCCACCGGCGCACCGCATCGGCTCATCCAACCTTGGAGGCCAAATCCTTATTCTGATCGTGCCAGCTCATCCCGTTCCCGGCCTTGTTATAGGCGAGGAAACCGCGCTGATCCGCCGGGAGGCCCTTGAACCATTCGGCATAGGTATCCAGCCCATCGGCGGCGCGCTGGCGGCCTTCATTCACCAACGTGCGCTCATCGCCGGTGAGGGCGTCATAGGGATCGGCCGGGGTGCCACCGCCCGCCTGGCCATCATCATCCTCCGCGAGGCCGCGAGCGATGAGGTTGAGCATGGCCATGGCGGCATAGCGTTTGCCGTAGCTCACCGATGAGCCCACCGCTTGCACGTCATTCCGTCCCTTGCCCACATCGGCCGGGAGCACGATGGCGGAGCCGCGCTCCTCCCATCCGTGGCCGGAGAGGATCGGTGCCACGGAGACGCGCGGCCCTTCGTGGCCAATGTCGAAATTGAGCACCAAGCCATGGCGCATGAGCACCGGCGTGATGATCGGTTGCATCCGCTCCCACGTGGCATAGGCATTGCCAGTGTGGGTGTTTTTCCCATCCTTGCCGATGTGCGGCATCTCCGAAATCGCGCGGACCTTGGCAGCGATGAAGGCGGCGCGCGCATCGCGATCCTCCAGCTTGAACATGAGTTCGGCCATGGCCACGGCCTTCTCCGGTTGCACGTCCGGATTGGTGAGGGCCTCGCGGAGAAGCTGGAGGCGCTGGTGGACCGCGATCCCGCGCTCCTCTTGGTGAGCGAGCTCGCGGCCGGGCTCGCCGGTGGTGATTTCTTGGGACATTTTCAGCTCCTTTTGTGGAGCTCCCACCATATCAAACTATGATGGGAGCGCCATGCTTTAATCCCACCTCACCACACGAAAGGCGGAGGGGTGGATGCCATCGGCGCACGCGGCGAGCTTCTCCAGCGCATCCGCGATCCTCTTTGCCGAAATGGCCAGCGAGACTTTGGGGGCGTGCTCCCAATCAAAGCCCTCATGCACGCCGGGCTCAAGAAGGGCGCTAAGATCAACGTCCATCAAATCGCCTCCTCAAGGAAATATTGCGAAAACGATGCGTCGGATATTTCCAGCACGTTCCTGATCGGAGCCCAAGGCTCTCCGGGCTGATACACCTCGGAATAGACAAGAAACTCGCGCTTTGCCGCCGCGATCTCCATCCGGCCCTTGGTGTGGATCGCCGTGCGATGCCGCGAACTCATTGCCTGCATCTTGCGCGCACGCTCCAACTTTTCCTCCGGAGCACCACTTGCCTCAAGATCGCGGATCGCATCATCCGATGGGCTCTCAAAGAAGCGGAAAGGGCACGCCAGCAAATTTGGAACTCCCGATTTCTGCTGAAACACGAAATCACATTCAAGCGGGATTGGCCGCGCTTGGATGGCCGCGATGAGCTCGCGCTCCGCATCGCTGGCCTCATCCATGATGGCGAGCACGCCGGAGCGGACGGCCTCCGCCGCTTCCATGTAAGCCGCCGCGTCGATGTAATAGCGGTTGAAGCGGATTGCATCGGTGATGCACTGCGACAGGTTCTTGCCGTTTGGATTGGCAAAGGTTTTTACCTCCACCCACCGATCAGCCTTGAGATAGTCGAACCGCGCCTTCATGGGGATGCCGGTTTCCTGGCACGTCCAGAAAACCGAAACCTCCGCCGCGCCGTCGCTCAACAAGGCGTTGATTGCTGGCACGGAGCGGATGCGTGCCATATCGGCCGTTATCTCATCATAGAGCTCCGCCGATATGGCAATCTGGCCGGGCTGGATCGCGGCGGCCCACTCGGCAAGCGCGCAGTGCCAGACCTTCGCCGGATCAAATCCAGCCTCGGCAAGCCGCGCGGCTTGCTCTGCCACGGAGCCGGTTTTCTTCTCGCCCATTTCGGCAAGCGTAGCGCCCATTTCGGTGCCGGTGAAAAGCGTTCCCGGTGGCATCTCGGCTTTGGAAAGCTCTCGGACATAGACGCGCCTAAAACGATCCGGCTCAAGCCGCGCGCAGTGGTATGCGCTCCCGGCGATGAGCGCCGCCGTGTCGCGCTCTTTCCTGGCCGTATTCATCGGGCTATCGGCCCAATAGTCGGCGGGGCTTATTCTAAGTTTCTTTATACCTGATTTGGAAAGGCGATCCTCCGCAAGATAATCCGCTTCGGAAAGATTGAAATAAATACCATCACGCATGAGCCTTACTCCTCTTGTTGCGATACATATCAATGAGGTTTTCAGAGCGAGTGCCCCACCTCAAGTTTTCAAGGTGATTGTGAGATTTCACGTCATCGAAATGCAGAGCTTCTTTTCCATCCGGGCAAGGCCCAATGAACGCCTCAAGCACAAGGCGATGGACAAGCCGGGGAGCGCCACGACCAAGCATCACAAGAGAGTGACCGGAGCTGGAGGTGCCGGGGGAAATCAATTTCCCCTTGAGGCGCACTATCGCGCCGCGCGGTTGCATATTTGACGGGCGGCGCTTGATGGTGCGATCCAAACTCCGCACGCGGCCAAGGCTGCTCACCTCATAGCCGTCATGCCCGGCTACCGGCTTCCAAATTTCTGAGGTTGCGCGACAAGCGCACTTTGAATTATCTGCCTTCATCGGCATGGCGGTCCTTTCGCTATGTCTGGCCGGGCGCTCACCACAAGCGGCCCGGCCAAACTTTTATGCACTCATCATCCCACTTCGGCAACGTCTGCCATCGGTGCAAGCGCATCCAACTCCGGCCCGGCCGGGGGAAACCGCCTTGCGTTGAGATTGGCGATGGCGAGCTTGATCGCATCGGTGGCGCTGGAGGCGGAGTTATTGCACGATCCGCACATCCCCTCGCCCGCGTGGGCATAGGAGCCGATCCAGAATGTGCCATCCGCCCGGCGATAGAGATTGATCGCAAGCGAGGTGAGATTGTGCACCTCCGCGATCTTGGCCAATTGCTCCTCAAGTTTCATCGTCTTGCTCCTCCATGAGCTCTTTGATGCGAGGCCATGCCTCACGGATGGTGTGGGTGATGCTCCACACCGCGAAAATGCCCGCGCCGACAAAGAAGGCGCGAGCGATCAAATCCCACGGCATCACCGATCTCCCAAAGGTTGCGCAAAGTGCTCGCCAATCGGGCGGCCGTTGATGGTGATGGGCGCATCCGCCGGGGCGATGATGAGCCTATAGGTGGTGGGATCGCCCGCGAGCTGCACTCGCGCTTGATGGACGCCATAAGCGCCATTGCACTGGTGGCCATCCACCGTGATGCGATCCGTGGAGGCGGGCTCCGCGCGAGCCCACTCCCTGATCTTGGAGACAATGAAGCCGGGATAGATCATTGCGCCGCCTCCAGCTCGCGCGCCACGTCAAACATGGCATCGCCCGGCCCCCATAGGTGCTCGCAATTCTTGGGGATCGCGATGAAGGGGCGGCCGCCCTCCGCCTTGGCGCGGAGCCGGGCATAGGTGCGCCAATAGAGGCGCTTGCGCTCGCTGGAATAGCGGCACGCGGCCACGAAACCTTGCGGATCATAGAAGCCGTGCGGGGTGGGATGGCGTGGCATCACGCGATCCACGATCCGCGCGGCGCGCTCATGGTATGTGCTCATTGGGTTTCAGCTCCCTATGTGGTGAGCCACCCTTGCCAGCACTTTGGGGATTGCGCAACACAAAAATGTGAGGCAAGGATGCGCCTCCAGTCACAAGCGGAGCCACATCATGGATGACAAGAAGCCGCGCCACCCGGATGAGGTGCGCGATGCGATCACACGGAGCGCCATCACCAAGGCGGAGCTCGCGCGGCGCGCTGGCGTGCACGCCAACACCCTGGCCAATGTAGAAAGCGAGGAGTGGAGCCCGCGTTGGAAAACGCTGGTGGCTCTTTGCCTCGCGGCCGATGCCATCCGGGCGGAGCGCGCTTGATCCTTTCGGCTGGAGGGATCGCGGCCTCCTCCAGCTCCTCACCAACCGGCCGCATGGAGCACCACATCATGGCAAACGAGAAAGCACCCGAAACCAAGCCGCTCTCCGCTCCGGAGAGCAAGCCCGCAAAACCCGATGAAACCAAGGGCAAGCCCGGCGACAATGGGCCGCCCGCGCCCGATTTCGACACCGCCGCCAAGATCATCAAGGGCATCAACGCCAACGCGGAGAAGCGCGCCAAACTCAACGGTGATCTCTCGGCCGAATGGAAGCGCGTGGAGGATGTGTGCCACGTCAACAAGAAGGCGGGCAAGGATGCCCGCGCTATCTCGCAGATGAGCGATGAGACGCAAAGCGATTATCTCCGCTCCCTCTTTGGCCTCATGGGGCCGCTTGGGATCGGCGTGCGCCGCGATCTTGTGGACCTCGCGGAAGGCGTGCCCGGCCTCATGATCCCGCTCAAGGATGCTCCGGTAAGCGAGCTGGAGGGCGGCTCCGTGGCGGCCGGTGCCATGCGCGAAACCGCGCAATCCGACAAGGCCAAGGGGTGAGGCGGCTTCCCGTCAAAGACTGCCACAAAGCGGAGTGCGGCTCATGCTACGGCATGGGCTGTGCTTCGTGCTCCGGCCGGGGCTGGCATGAGACGCAAGAGGGCCGGATTGAGCGCGAGCAAGCGGAGGATGATCGCGCGGATGCAATGCGCGAGGAGCGCGATTTGGAAAGGTGGGAGCGGTGAGGCGTTTCCTCGCTCTGGATCAATCGCTCTCATCCACCGGCTTTGCCGTGTGGGATGAGGGCGATGCCCTGCCTCGCTCCGGCTCTTGGCCCCTATGCGATGGGATCAAGAGCCGCCCGCTCGCTTTCGTGGGCATCCATCAACAGATTGGCGCGATCCACCGCGAGCGGCCGATCTCCGCCATCGCCTATGAGCAACCGATCAAGACGCCATCCGATAAGGTGGAGAAGCTCATCGGGCTCTATGGCCTCGCCGCGCATATCGAGAGCATCGCCCACATCAAGCTCATCCCCTTTGCGGTGATCTCCGCGCGGAGCTGGCGCTCAACCTTCATCGGAAAGGAGGCGCATGGCGTGGGATCGGATCGCGTGAAGCGGATGGCCGTGGAGCGGTGCCGCCACTTTGGAATGGACCCGCTCACCCACGATGAGGCGGAGGCCATCGGCATCCTTGATCACTATCTCCACACCCTCAAGATCGTGCCGCCTTGGAGGTTCGCAAACCCGTTTTTGGAGCCGCTATTGTGATGGGCGATCTTGAAATCTGGAGGCCCATCGCCGGTTATGAGGGGCGCTATGAGGTGAGCTCGCACGGCCAAGTGCGATCTCTCCGCCGCAAGATCACTCAATCCCGGTGCGATGGGATAAGCTCGGAGCGTTATGTGCCCGCGAGGGTGCAAAGAGAAGGGCCGGGCCTCCCATGATAGGAAACCCGGCCCAAAGCGCGGGAGCTGAAACCGCACACACAAGGAGGAACCCCTTGAGCGAGATGATCACTATCACCCTGCCATTTGGCGACAAGGCCCAAATTGCATTGGACACCTATCACGCGATCAAGCGTGCCGTGCCGATCCTCCGCGAGGATCACCGGGTGGCCGCCTATGCGGCCGCACCTCATGAGGGCATCACGCCGGAACTGGTGGCACACATCCGCCGCCGCATGATCGCTCGCGGAGAGCTCCCGGCTCGCGCGTTTTCAAGGAGGGGAGAAGATCAGGCATCGCCATCAAGCGCGCCTGGCCGCTCTTGGCGCGCTCCGCTTGCGGATGCGAAAAATGGAGCTTAGGAGGGGTGGGTGGGCGATCCAACGTGGCTGGAGGATCAACCCACCCGATCAACAGCCTTATAGGGAGGCCGCGACATGAACGCCTTTACCGGCACCAATCCCGATGTGCAACTCTACAACATCGGGCAACCCACTCCCGAAGATGCTTCAACGGAGATTGCCACCCTCCATTGGGCGGTGCGCGCCATGAAGCCGACGCACCCCGCTTTTCCGTTTATGGTGGGCGTGCTCCGCCATGCCGTTGAATTTGGATATTGCACAAATCATCAGCTCGGATCGGCTGGCCGCGTAGTTCGGCGGCTCCGCGCGGAGATGGCGGCGGAGTTCGGAGAATG